ATTATTTAGACGCTATTGTTAAAGGCGATGACACACAAAAACAAAAATACATAGATGATTGTAAAGCAGTTAAGGAGAAATATCCTAAATGATTAATCCTTGTCCTGATTGTGGTGCTGTAAGAAAAGAAGATTGTGCTTGTCCTGATGAATGTGAATCATGTGGTGCATAGATGCCTTCACTCTCAGATAAAACAGAGATAGGATTACCCCTTAAGAATCTTATTGGTTTATTAGGAGCAGTAGCTACAGCAGTTTGGGCATACTTTGGTATTATTGAAAGATTAAATAATATTGAAACAAGAGCAACTTTGTTTGAAGCAGATTTATTAAAAGCAGCTGACCAAAAACCAATAGACCAAGAACAGTATATGCTCTTAGAGTTTACAGCTGCACAATTAGAAAAGGTAACTACTGAAATGGAAAGTATGATGAACAATAGAGTAAATATAGATTTTTTAAAAAAGCAAGTAGATAAGCTGCAGACAGATGTTGAAGATTTAAAAGATAAGGTAAGAAATAATGGTAGTCACTAAGCTAGTATTTGCACTTTGCATGTTTGTTAATAACAGTTTAGATGGGCATATGCTAACTGCTGGTATGTCAGACTGCTTAAAGTTAAAGCGTGAGGCTGAAAGAAATCTTTCTGATAACAGAAGTAATGTTATTCGTTATGCTTGTGGCGAAGTATTAGCAGAATTAGAACCTGATTCAGAAGGTAATCTTAAAATTAAAAAAATATTAGAAGATAAGTATGGTGATTAGAATTATGTTTTCTTTATGTTTTATATGGTATCTACAAGCGTGTACTCCTCATAAAACTTCTGTAACTGCTAAAACAGATGATAAAGGTAAGCGTAGTGCTAGTATCACTCAACATTTTGAATGGGATTAATATGGAAAAAATTATTATATCAATAGTAGCTGCAGTTTTAATTGGTCTTGGTACTTGGAATCTTAATCAAACATTTAACCTTTCTATTGAAGTAGCTAAAATGAAAACTCAAATAGAAATGCTAACAAAAGATTTAAAGAAAATAAAAAATAAGAAAAAGAAAAAGAATGATTAAGATATGGTTAATGATAATGTTTATTTCTGGTATAAATTATCCTTCAGTTAAATATCAAACAATAATATATAAAACAGAAGAAGAATGTGTCAATGCTTTAGCTGATTACTTTAACTATTATGAAAAAAAATCAGATGCTTATAAATTAGAAGTAGTTACTGATGCTCATTGTTTAGAGTTTGAATCTTTCCCTATAAAAGGATTAAAACTTACTAGAACATAGACAAAACCTAATACTATTGTTATAATCTTATATGACTTGGCGTTATAAAATATATAATGGCGATAGAATAACTGACGAAGGTACTTCTAGTACCAAACCAAGTATTCATATGGAACCTCACCCTAATTGGATAGTAAATAAAACTGATAAAGGTGATATCGTTTCTATAGAATATCAACCACCAAAAATTAAAATAATCTACGAAGAAATAATACATACAATTAAGGAGGATTTAATATGATAGATAAAGAAGCTGTAGATATTATGGCAAAGACTTTATATGGTGAAGCAAGAGGAGAAGGTGAAGAAGGTATAATAGCAGTAGGTAATGTTATTAAGAATAGAGTTAAAAAGAAAACTTGGTATGGTAAAACTATAAAAGATGTTTGCCTCAAAGCATGGCAATTTAGTTGCTGGAATCATAATGACCCAAATTTTAAAACTATCTCATCACTCGACAAACGGAATAAGACTTTTGCTAAGCTATTAAAAACTGCTGAACAAATTTTAAACAATGAATTTAAAGATAATACTAAAGGTTCAACACACTACCATACTTCAAGTATTAAACCGAAATGGTCCAAGGGTTTGACACCTGTCGTAACTATTGGTAATCATCTTTTCTATAATAATGTGAGGTAATATGGTTTTAGGTTTATTAGGTAGCTTAGTAGGTGGAGGTAAGATTAGTAAATCTATCTTAGCTACTGGATTAAAAGTAGTAGATGAACTCTACGAATCAGATGAAGAAAAAAAAATAGCACAGCGAACACTAGCTGAGATAGATGCAAAGCTAAAAGAAAAACAGATAGAAGTAAATATAGCTGAAGCTAAACATAAAAGTTTATTTGTTGCTGGTTGGCGCCCATTTATAGGGTGGATATCTGCAAGTGCTTTAGCTTTTAATTTTATCGTAGCTCCTTGTATGGAATGGTATATAGCTTTTGCTCAACTAGATATTACATTACCTAATATTTCTTTAAATGAATTATATCCAGTTATTCTTGGTATGCTCGGTTTAGGATTCGCTCGCTCCTACGAAAAAACCAAGAAAGTAGATGACAGGCATTAATAAAAAAATTGCTTTAGTTATAGGTGATAGTCATGATTCTCCTAAGATTAGTAAGGAGAGATTTTATTGGATTGGTAAACACGCTGCTATTTTAAAACCTGATATTATTATTCATATTGGAGACTTATCTTCTTTTGATTCTCTTTGTCATTTTCTTCCTGATGATACTTATACTGCTAAAGTTACTAAACCTTTATATGAAGAAGATATGCTTAGCTTACAAGAAGCATTGTTTGAATTGGATAAAGGATTGGGTGATTATAATGTTAAGAAAGTTTTATTAGAAGGTAATCACGAATATAGATTACATAAATACGCAGATAAAAATCCACCAGTTTTTGGTATGCTACAAAAAAGATTCTATGAAGTTATGGAATCATTCAACTGGGAGCATATAGAAATGAGCAAGATGTATAATTTTCATGGCGTTAATTTTACTCATGTTCCAATAAATGCTATGGGTAAGGCGTATGGTGGTGTTAATGCAGAAAGAAAGATAGCTACTGAAACTCAATGTGATTTAGTCTTTGGACATTCTCATAGATTTCAAGATGTAAGAGTACCAGTCTTAGGTTCGCCATTAGCTTACAGGAGAGTAGTTAATGTTGGTTCTTCTATGCCACATGGTCATATAGAAGAATATGCTAAACATAATTTATCAGGTTGGACTTGGCAAATTACTGAGATTCGTATATGGGATAATCATATACAAGAAGTCAATTCGATTTCTATGCAAACACTTGAACAACTTTATAAAAGGAGGAAAAAAAATGTACTATCCAATTAAACCTAGAGGCAATCGTAAAGTAATTAATACTTATGTCTTTCATAAATCATTTAATGATAAACATATTAATAGAATTAAAAGTTTATTAAGTGATAAGTGGAATAAAGCTGAAGTAGAAACTGGTGATTCAGGTCGTTATAAATCTGATATAAGAATCAATGAGGAACAAACTTTAATTCCTGACAAAGATGGTTTTCCATATACACAAATATCTAATGTAGTATCTGAACTTAATAGAGATTGGTGGAACTTTGATGTTACTGGTTTTAATTTAATAACTGACCATCCATCAGTATTTAAGTATAGTGTTGGTGGTAAATTTGATTGGCATTATGATTTTACACATAGTGAACCAACTAGAAAACTTGGTTTTACAATACAACTTTCTAATTCATCTGAATATGAGGGTGGTAATTTAGAATTTTTTGGACATAACTTTGATGAAAAGAGTAGAGAGAAAGGAACTTTAATTTTATTTCCTAGTTATGCTTGGCATCAAGTAACAAAAATAACTAAAGGAACTAGACTAGCTATGGTTGGTTGGGTTCATGGTCCAAGTTTTCAATAAGCATATCTATTATATGCTTAGCTTTTTCTAAGTCTTCTTTTCTATTTCCCTTCTGTCGTAGGAGATATTGTATTATATCTCCTTCGGCTTTAGGTATTTTATTAGCTATAAAAAATTCCATTGGTTGTATTTTCCACCCTAAGTAGTGGTTACCACCTATTTGTTTATCAAAACTACTCATTTAAACCTCCATATTTGCCTCCTGAGAGGGTTTTTCTTATTTAGTAGGGTAGCAGTAGGTACGGAGAAGGAAACCTACTGTCGCTACCCTTTAACTTGCTCAAGGAAACAAGTATTTATATACTTATTTCTTGAATACTGATTTGTCAAAACTTTCCATTGTAACATCTGATACAATGATGAGTAGAATCATCTTTATAATATCCATAGTTTGTAGGTAAATAACTAATCATTAAATCTTGATGATATTTTTTTCCACATGAATCACAAGTATAAAATTTAATGTTATCCCTTTTATTCCTAGGTTTTATAAGTTTAAGATTTAGTTTATGTACTTTATTCATATCTCTTTCTCCATATATAAGATACTCTATCCCATAATAATCTAATTTTAATCTGTTCTCTTGTCTTTGGTTCTCTTAAAGCTCTGCGATTTAATTTTTTTAGACAATGCTTTATCTTTGTCTTTAGTTTCATGTGCTTCTCCTTTAACTAAATGAATAAAGTATTTCCAATCTAATACTATAGTAGGTAGTTGTCTATCCTCTACTAATATTAATATTTCTGCATTACCTTTCCATCTTTGAATAGTTTTAAATCCTTCACCATTAGCTCTAGCTTTAGCTTCAACTGATGAACCACCAAGTATATCTACTACTAGGTCATGTGGGAATCCAACTATAGCTCCACTCATTGGTTGCCTTCTAGCTGAGATTCCCTCATGTTCAAACATATGGACTAGCTTTCGTTCTACACGATAACCTTTTTGTTTTTGACTTCTACCCATATTAAAAAGGTATATCTTCTACTTCTTCTTGGGTACTGTTGTTAGATGGTGATACTGTTTGTGTTGCAGTATCACCACTAGCTCCACCACCAAGACCTATTCTTTTTACTACTCCTCTAAACCTAGGTACATTAATTTCTGTTATCCATTTTGTACCTGTGTCTGCTTCAAAGCTACGAGTAGTAATTTCTCCTTTGATATAAAACATCTCACCTTTTTTCCCTACTCTTTCTAATGTTGCTGCTAACATAGGGTCAAAGACAACTATCTTATGCCATTCAGTTTTCTCTTGCCACTCATCACCCTTCTTATATTTTTGGTTAGTAGCTAAAGATAACCTTGCATACTTATCACCTTTGCTGGTTTCTTTTATTTCAGCATCAGCTCCTAGTCTGCCTATTAGTGTTACTTCATTTATCATTTTTTACCTCCTATATTTGATAGATTACTTCATCATCTGTTAATTCTCTTGCAGATACATTCATATCTTTAAGTACTTTATTAATATCTTCTATTGTTAAATCTTCATCATAAGAATAAACAACAAAAGATTTTTCGTATACTTGAGGTGTTTTAAATTTATCTTTATAATTCATTAATCCCCCTCTCCTAATTGTGGAAAACAACTTACATCTTTGAATGAAGTATGTAATGCTCCACAAGAATTACCTTCATCATCACACATAACCTTGAGCCAGTTACCATCATCTAAATTTAAATAAAGATAAGGTTGATTGTCTATACCTTTAATAGTTTTTCCATCAAATGTAAATTCATATGGACCTTGATGATGATAAACAGCTTTAATAATTTTTTTACCAGCTATGCATTTATTTATTCTAGATTCCCACCATTGTCTTGTATATTTCTTTGCCATTATTTCCCCTTAATTTCTTTATGAGATTTAATATTAAATTCTTTATATAATTCATCAATGTATTTAGAGCTATCAAATTTACCCATGAATACATCTGCTGATAATCCTAGATGACTAAATGCTTTTGTCATAGCATCTGTCATAGCTTTCTTAGGTGCTTCATCATCTAACTTACCATTAGTTTTATATAAATTTTGAACAGAAGGTATAGGTCCAAAGCAATTAGTTAATGCTTTAGTGTTATCATCTAACCAATAGATAGTAACTTCAGCAAACACTAGCTTATCAGTATAAGTAAATTTGTTTTCATGTTTCCAACCTTTACCTATAGGTCCAAACTGTTCTGTCATTCTCATTATCTGCCATTGAGGGTCAATAGTAGTTAGGTTTCCCCAACCTTTATTCATACCTTTAGTTGCTCTTGGGTCAGTCTTCTTTAGTTTATCCCATATAATTTTATTGGGATTTAATGCTGTAGTTGGCATAATGTTTTCCTCCGTTTTTAATTATTTCTGTTTGTATATCATATCCATTTTTCTTCAAGTCGAATATGATAGCTGATAATCTAAAAGCTCCATATTTATTTAGTGCTTCTAGTGGTGTAATACCTTTGCCTTCTTGCAAATGTATTAAAACTTTTTGCTTTTGAGAATTATATCTTGCCATTTATTTCCTCCTCTATTTCGTCTGCTAATCTATTGTCTTCCATGTTGTCCATTATCTTATCAAACTTCTCTAGAGTATTATTAAAGTGTTGTATTACTAGAGTTCTTGCATCAAATAATTGTGAGTATGTTAATGTATTATCTACTTCAATATCAGTTAAGACAAAATCATTTACTGTTAGTTTCTTGAATTGCTGCATCATCTTCTCCTATAGTTACAGTTAATCTTCCAGTTTTAGAACGCTTAACTGTAACACCATGTCCAGTAGCTTCTCTATAATCTGGTTGTACTAGAGATTTAATTTCTTTTTTACTAGCTTCAAACTCTCTAGCTTTTTCTTGTGTTTGTTTTAATGTTTGTGAAAGATATGCCCATTGATTACTACTTGTCATATCTTTAACTATCATCTTATCTAACACAAGCTCTTTAGTTGATGGTGTTTCAATACCTTCACCATCATATGGTGGTTTGTCTTGTACAACAAAGCTCCAAAACTGTTCTTCCTTTTCTACTAATTGATTCATAAACTTTTCGTTCTTTTCTATACGATAAGCTCCCCATCTATTACCAAAGATAATAGATAACCAAGCATAATCACAATCAAACACATACATATAATGATGTATCTGTGGTAGATATGTTTCTATTGCTTTCTCTTGTGTAACAAATCCGTTTAAATGTTTAGCTTCAAAGATACCAAATTCATTATCACCATAGATTAGACCATCTACATTTGCATACATGAAATCTTTTTTATCACTAACTTTTAATCCTGTATGTGCTACTTCCATGTTCATTTGTTTTTCAAACCATTTAAGATTAAATGATTCTGTCCATACTCCTAGCTGTACTGGAAATTCATTTGATAAATCTGGTAAATCTTTTTTACCTGTCTTCTCTAACCATAAGTCATACCAATCTCCTGATACTATCTTACGAGCATCAGAACCACCGATACCTTTCATTCTTTCTTCTTTAGTATAAGCTACTTCACTCATCTTTCTTCTCCTTTTTATTTATTATTTGATTATGAATAGCTTTGCCTATTACCATAGCAGTATCATCAAACTCTAATTTACCTGACATAGATTTAATAGTTATGTCATTTTTTATAGTAGATAATTCTTCTTCAGTAATAGTTATAGTATAAGTTTTATTTATTTTCTTCTCGTCTATCACTATCCATCTTCTCCTTTCTTAATCTAGCTGATGAAATCTTTTCCATCATATCTTTACACTCCTTATCTCCCTTCTCATATCTATTCATAAATTCTATCCAAGGAAAACTTGGCATAGTTTTTATTATAAAATTTATATTTTTTTCTATCCATCTTTTCTTTCTGTTGTTTGGGTTAGACCAATCAATCGTTTGTGGTCGTCTTCTTGGATTCCATAATCGTGTTAGCTTTCTTATTTGATAGTTAATTTTATCTGACACTTTAGAACCTCTGCCCAATTATATAAGTTGTAGACATTAGGTCTGCGCATACCACATTCCCACTTAGATACTAGCTTATCAGCTACACCTATCATGTCATTGACTTCTATTTGTGTTAATCCCATCTCATGTCTCCGTTCAATGAATGGTAAGATTACATCATTCCAAAATTTGTCGTTCTTTTTTTTGACTTGATAAGGCATTATAAATTTTTCTAGCTGTTTCAGCACGAGGTTCATACTTGCCCTTGAGCCACCTATAGTATGTGCTTGGATTAATTCCAACATCTTTGCACTTCTCCTTTATGGTATTCTTCTCAATACCTTTTATTAAATCTAT